CTTGTTTGGTGGTGAAGTTCGATGTCCATCCAATCTTACTCCTTTTACAGTTGAAGGTTCTGATGATATTATAGATCCTCCATATATGGCACGGGATAAGTATTGTAGTAGTGTTAATGTTTACAACCCTTTTCTCATGGTAGCTGCCGTTACTATGTACCTTACTACTCTCATGCGCATTCTTTTTAACAATGAGCACCCACCACCTTATGAGCTTACTCCTGAAGAAGCTATTGTTGGCAACGCAGATGTTGAGCCTATTCCTCGTAATACCAGTGTTGGTTATGCGTATCAACTTAAGAAAATCACTAAGGCTATGCTCTTTGGTGTTTCAGAAGTGTATGATATGACCACATCATATTGTGTTGATCTTATATCTAACGTCAAGGTTAATTTGAAGAAGATGGGAGATGGAGTTGTTGTGCGCCATGTGGCCAAAGATTTCTTTAAAGATCAAGTTATTGAAGAGAATAAAGCATTGTCTGGCAAAGCTCGTATGGTATCTGGCGTTGATGTCGAAGATCTTGTTGAGGAAAAATGTTGCTTCGGCTATGCTGTCGCTAGAATTACAGAAAATCCTATATACTCTGGCACTGCTGTTGGTTTGAATCCATACTCAGAGCAATGGCATCAAGCGTATATGACTTTCTCTGTATACCATATTATTGCTGGTGATTTTAAGAACTGGGATGGAATAGTTTTCAACAATATTGCTTACGCCGTCCTAGAAGTTTTGTTTCGTATGATTTATTATAATGCGACTCCTGAACAGCATACTAGAAGATACACTATGCTTGAGGGCATGGCCACTTCTTTGCATGCTGCTTGTTTTGCTATTTTAACCATCATTTATTGGTGGATATCTGGCTTGTCTTCGGGGCGTTTTATAACTCTTGTTGGGAATAGCATGTACAATAATGTTTTGTTGCGTTATGTTTTCTTGATGTGTTATTTAGCTACTCTTGATCTTACGCATCTTGATTACAGCGAAACTATGATATTACCACTCACAGAGCTGGAATCTAAGATACGTGTTATGACTCTTGGAGATGATCACATATTTGGTTTTGATAAGTCTATAGATTACGTTACGCATACCAAATTTGTTGATTATTTTAAGCAACTGGGCATCACCTATACAGATGAGAAAAAGGGTGAAGGTCCCGTTGCGGATGTTCGCACGATGGATGA